CGATGGACCAAAAGGCTTTGGAGCGTCAATCGTGAAGCCCAAATGTTTGAGCCAACGAATTGACTCAGTATTTTTGGAATACACCTGATTGAAAAGCGGGGCTTGCAATTCTTCGAGACAAGAATCAACCCATTTTCGCCCTTCAACGCATAACTGCCACCTGGCCCGCCTTGATTCGGTTAAACGGTCAGTGCCAAGCATCCAGATGCGTTGTCCTACGACCCCGCAGAGACCACATGGATCGCCGTCATCAGTCGCCATGCCGCGAACGATATTGGATTGCGACCACGACTCAAGGACTACTTCTTGAGCTGGGCAGCTGTAGCTGAGCAGCAGCTCCGTCAGGTCATCGCGTCTCAGATTGTTAGCGATATGCGTGACCTGATCAGTGTCTGGCTCATAAATCCACTGCATCAGCTCGCTCCTGAGCGGCTAGTGATCATGCCAATCCACTCGCAAGTGCTGAACTTGGATGGATGCGGCGTGTCATTCAACAGTTCCACCAGGACTCGATCACCTCGACCCATTATCGGAATGTTGAATACGCCCTGGTATTTGATCTGCAGGTCACCCGTAAGTGCACTTGCTGGTGGCGTACCTACCGATGAGTTACGGACGGCCAACACCGTGCCGTCATACACATAGACACCGGGCTCTCTACCTTCTGGGATCGTCTTGACCCGGAAGAATCCAGTCTCGTGATAACCAAGCTTTGCCTGCCTGACCTGGGTGCGAACGACATTGCGAACAGCCTTGCCGCCGCCAACATCGGTCATCAATTTGAAACGACTGAATCTGTAGCGGAACTCATATTTCTCGCCTGCCCAAACCTCTTCTTTTGACCAATCGCCACGGGCCTGAATGGTGGAGGAATTAGTCGTGCTGCCAAGCAACACAGGCCCAGGCTTGTTGGCCTGCGTCATGTTGTAAGCCGACCAGATCTGAACCTCATTGGTCGCGGTGTACGGCAGGTTGAATGTGGTCTTGCCTGTTGCCTCGCTGTAAACGCCTTTAGACATCCGCAACGCTGAAGGTGTCGCTGCTGTTGTGCTGACCAATCGATCCAGCAGCATTGGATATGGAGCGTCAATGACTGCTTGCTCTCGATCAAGAACAGAGATCTGTTCGAGGTAAACGTCAGATCCGTATCGCATCAAGCAATAAAGAATCTCCCTGATACAAACAATTTGCAGAACCTCATCAGCTCCAAACTCCCAATACGACCAGCTGTTCTGAGCACGTTCTGCTCCGCTGCCGGTATTACGCAAGAACCATTTGTAGACATAGATCCGCTTGCGGTAATCCGCGCCAAGCATCTGTGACGACGAATTTTTGCCGCTAATCAGGAACGAAGCATTACCCGTGTCGTTCACGGTCATCTTGAAGCATTCGCCGGGGACGTAAGAGCTGACATAACCAGTCAGATCCGCTGCGTCTGCTGTCAACGCTGTGCCTGCGCCACGAACAGCAAACTCCCGCATTTGTGACCACTGGCCATTGGTTTGCAGGAAGAAGATGCCGCCGCCAGCCTGTTGAGGCCTGACATTTGTATCAACGTCGAACTGAGTTAATGCCGTGATCTGAGCTGTTGCTGGTGTCAGAACAGTTTCAGCAGCGTTAAACCTGTACTGAATTTGAGCTGAGAACAGGATCAATTCATCCTGATACGGCACCGCGTATTTGAGGACCGAGACTCTGTTATTAGAAGCCACGACATCAATAGGATCGGTGTCAAGAACTGTCGTAACGGTCTCGGGGAAGAATTCAAAAAATTCTCTAACTCGCGAGAGAATAACGTTCTCGTCAGATAGGAAACCAAGCCTGTTTTTATAGATGAAAATGTCATTAATTGAATAGCCAATGAATGAAGGGTCAGGTGCTGTGTCGTAGTCGCCAGAGACACGCTCTCCCCAGGTTTTGACACCTCCAGGGATTCCGCTGACGCTCTGGCCGTTGACAGCTCCAAACCAGAAATCATTATTTGCAGTGCGGATAAGTGCGTGCGGCATTGTTGACGCATTGAACTTGTACTCAACCCCTGGCGAGACAGTCTCTGCCCATTGACCTTCGCCAAAGTTGCCACTACGAGGTTCAAACTCGATGTAGTAATTGTCGAAGTTCGTACCTGGATCCCCAGCAATATTTATCTGATAACCAACTGGTGCAATTGTTGGCAGCTCCGTGAAGATCTGAACTGTGTCAAGAATGGCGGTCAGCGTTGCGTTTGCTTTTGCATCGACTGCAGCCACTGTGATTGGGGAGGAGCCCCTGATCCACAGGACTGATCCTGACCGCTCAATCTCATACGGGAAAGACGAAGCGGTGACAGAAGTAACCGTAGAAACCTGAACAACTTCATAAGGGTCTTCCAGGCTCTCGGGATAGCCCGCGTCAACAACAACAGCAACTTGAACATCTTCATTTAAGTCATATGGCCCATCCCAAAGAGGATCGGTGATGTAATAGATCTCAGTGATGTAGATAGGGTCGCCGTCTTTGTCTTTTTCCCCGCTATCAACAACTCTTTGCCTCTCCACTTCAGGCGGAGTGTTGACATCTGGGGCCTCAATATAACGCCTTTGCACAAAGATCGGATCACCCACGCTCCAGCCATAGCCGGGATCTCCCGTGACACTTACACCACTAATCGTGCTGCCATTGCCGGTGACATCAACGGACAGGACTGAAGCGCCGTCCGAGCGGTTTCTTGCGCTGACATTCTCGTTGGTCCCGTTAAGTGTCCCGCCAGCAAAAGTTGTATTGACCTGTCTGACAACACCCTGTCTGCTTATGTCTTTAGCAAACACCTTGATTGGGTCTCCATTCTCCCAACCGCTGCCGCCATTGACCAAAATGACTGAGTTAAAACTGCTGTCGCTTGAAATACCAGCAACAGTGAGAGTTAATTCACTTGCGCCTGCTGGATTAAAAACACTCTTGATCTCTTCTGGCCCAATAGCCGTAAATAGCGGCGTGCTTATAAGAGGGCTAATGGATGTGACCGTTCCGCCTTCATAACCACGACGTAAAGCATCAGCGATTTCTTCTGAACTGATCCTGTACTCGATAACACTGCTGCCAATTGTTTGGACAGAAGAGACCGGCGTCTGAACCGAAGACTCCAGCCCATTAATAAAGAGCTTGTATTCATTGCCATAGACAGCCTGCTTAACCCACACCAAGCACTCATGCGGAGAAGGTCGCCCAGGGACTGGTGCAACCGCTGTATCTGTTGCTGTCCTTACGTTTGTGTTTGTGATCCAGGTGTAATCAGCAATTGTGACGGCCCTGATCTGCTGCTGAGCACTTGAAACGCTGCTCAAGTAGTTCAATGCCCCTGAGTCAAAGCTGACGCTGACCTCAGTGCCATCAAGTTCAAATACCTTGATGTCGTTGTTTGAAATTACCGCTAGATACTCTTCTGACTGATCCCGCAGGATTGTGTGGAAGAAAGCATCACCAAAGCTGGATGAACTGACCTTGGCCAGTGTTCTGCTGCTGTCCCGTTTGCGCAGGCCTTCTGCAATAGAAGACACGCCATTGATTTGGATCTCGCCCTGACTGGGATCCCGTTGAGGGTCGGGCTGCTGGCTTATTCCCTGGAGTAAATTTGGGATTGTGACGGCGACGTTTTTCATTAGAAAATTGAGTAGCCAGTGGTAACGCGACGATTCATCAGTCCTGTATGCGGCTGATACGTCGGGAAGGCATAAGGGCCGCTGAGGATGTTTGCCTGCTCTTGTTCCAGCTCAATCCGTGCAAGTTCTGCTTGAGCGTCTTCCTCGTCCTTAATCGTGTATTTGAACAAGGCCTCAGAGCCAAGCGTTCGATCTGAAAAGATCCGTGCCGCTCGGATTGTTGCCCATCGATTAAATGCTTCTGGCACTGAATCCCACGGCAGCAAGAAGATCACATCTGCTTCAAGCGTTGGCTGATCAATCAGAAACGTTCGCTTGAGTAGGTCGTAAACCCTGGTGCCGCGTAACTGATAACGACCGTTGTATGAATAGCGATTGACCGAAAATCCAACGACGGAATCCGGCACTTTGATCACGCCGTCTTTGGTGTCGCGATCAAACGGGTAACTGTATTCACTGTTCCAGCTCCAGCCCCTTGTCTGCCCTTCCTTGTGGACTTCGAGGATTGTGCGCTGAGCAACGCGAGCATCTTGGATCTGCTCGTTCTCCAAGTTGTCGATCGGCTGTTCACCGATGTTCTCCAGGCAAACATTGACCGCCTCAAGGAGAGTGGTTCGGCCTTGGGTTTTCTGCTGTAACTGCGAACCCATAAGACATCTACGTGTGCGTTGAGCTTATTCTGACAAACACAAAAAAAAG